CATCATCGCATTTCTGGTATTGACGGTAAAGAAGATGATCCAACCTCATATTTGAAAGGAACTATTCCTCATAATATGAACCAAGGTGAGATTGCTTGTGTCCTTTCTCACCTATCTGCAATCAAATATTTTTTATATGAAACAGATCTTCCTGAAATTATGATCATGGAAGATGATGTAGATCTTTCTACTGCTAAGTATTGGAATTTTACTTGGAAGGAAGTTAGGAAAAGACTTCCTATCAACTTTGATACGTGCCAGTTTACTATCATCAACCCAAATGGCATTACTCTAAAACTACATCATAGATTTATCAACGATTTTTCTGCTGCATGTTATCTAATTACCAGACATCATGCAGAAAAGATTTTCAAACTTCATAATAGAGGATCTTCTTGGAAGATTGATCAGAATATTAAACCAAGAGCTGTATCTGAAGATCTAATTCTTGATAGTGGTAAAGGATATTCTACACCACTTTTCAATTATAGACTTGATCTTGGATCTGCAATTCATGAAGAGCACATTGATATCTTTCATAAGGATAGTAGAAACGCACTTGCCGAATTTTGGCAACAACAAGGACCAGATCAATCTGTAGATCAGATTATGGAACTTGATGAATATTGTGGTAGAATACCACCACAGGTATACTTAAATCAACAACAATGAAACTTATAGATCACATTGGCATTTTTGAAAATGCTGTTCCAGATGATATGTGCGATCTTCTTGTCGCTGTATTTGATGGTTGGATGACTGAAAAAATGACGCCCGAAGTAGAGCAATGGAAATCTTCTGGAGAAAATCAGTTTCTTGATGGAGATTTGAGCAGAAAAGATGAACAGCTATATTTGGAATGTGTTGACTTAAAGACAGCAATGCAATTAAATGCTTTCATTGGAGAATGTTTTGAGCAATATGCAAAACACTATCAAGGTATTGTTCAGGATAATGATCCCGTATCATCATGGACAACTAAAATTCAAAAGACTGTAGCGGGTGGTGGATATCATAAGTGGCATTGTGAGAATGGTGTTTTTATGTATCGTGATCGTGTCTTAACTTGGATGGTATATCTAAATGATATCCCACCAGAAAACGGAGGATCTACAGAATTTTTATATCAAAAGTTAGCGTTACATCCTAAGAAAGGTACAATTGTTCTTTGGCCAGCTGCATATACTCACATGCATCGTGGAGGATTTTTGACTGGACCTATTGATAAATACATTGCAACAGGATGGTTCCTCAGAGAACCTGGAAATGTTAGTGCTAAAGTTTTATCTGACTTGTGATCATATACACTTGTATTACCAACGGATACGACAAAATTTCTGAAGATCATTATTATGATCCAGACATTAGATATGTTTGTTTTTATGATGGCGAACTAGAAAAAAAAGGTTCGTGGGAATTTATTGAACTTAATTTAAATATTAAGTGTCCTGTAAGAAGATCTTATCATCCAAAGCATCTCCCCCATCATTATTTTGATGAGGGAGAAATTACTTTATGGGTAGATGGATCTTATATTATTACTAAAGAACTCGTTGACAAATTCAAAAATGAATTTATTGAATATGATTTAATTTTACAGCGTCACCCAGCAGAGAGAAATATTTTAGAAGAAATAACAAAACTATACTACCACGGATTTTCTTCTGAGCAAAAATGTTTAGACATTGCCCAGAAGATTAAAGAAAGTGGATATATGATTAGAGAATATGACCAGACAATTAATTGTATTGTTTATAGGAGATTAACATCCGATACAATTCGTTGGTCTGAAGCATGGAGAAAGTGGTACGACCTTGGTGTAAATCGAGATCAAATTTCTAGTGCTATGGCAGAATGGGAGGTGATGAAAGCAGAACGAATAGATCTTATTGTCGATGTTATCAATACTACTAGAGTAAAAGAATATTCTGAAAGTTATAACTTATTAGATAAACCAAATACTTTACAGTTTAAGGAATTTGTCACAAAGTTATGTAAGATTTTTAATGTTCGTCAAAAAAATTTCATCAACAAAAATAAAATGTTAGATCAAAAAGAACTTTCTTTCTATAAGCATCCAGGATTTGAAGGAAACCCTATTGATAAAAGTCAAATAGTAATATACACTTGCATTACTAATGGATATGATGTATTTCCTAAGGAAAACTATTACGATCCAGACATTAGATATGTTTGTTTCCATGACGGAACTATAGATACAACCAAAGGTCCATGGGAGTATATTGATATCAGAGATTATTGTGATATAAAATGTCCTAGAAGATTGTCATTTTATCCAAAAGCAAATCCTCATCTATTTTTTCCCGAAGGAGCTCATACTGTTTGGATTGATGGATGTTATGTGCATACAAAAGAATTCATAGAAAATACTTTGTATTGTTTTCCATTCACTATGCTTAGACATGCTTCTAGATTTTCATATTATGATGAAATGTTAGAAGGATTTTTATGTGCTTTTTTCAGTTATAAAGATGGAATAAAATTAACAAAACATTTAAAAAAGAAAAACTATAACTTCAGAAAATATTCAAGCCCTCTTGGAACTATAGTATGGAGAACTATGAATGAAGAAACAAGGCGTTTTAATGAATTGTGGTATGAATATTCCTTAATAGGATCTAATAGAGATCAGGTTGCTTTTGATGTTGCCTTACAATTTACAGGTGTTCAACCCTTTGTTTTTGAAGATAGAAATAACTCTGGGGTTCCTTTAGGATTTTTCAATAAGAAAGGAAGACGCGGTATGCATCCTCAAAATGGTAGTATGAAACAGCATTTGAAGAAGGATAAATTCTTAGAAGACATGCAAAAAATTACTGGATTAAGTGTCCGAATGTATACTAAATACCCAGACCATGCTTTTTATATGGGAGTATATAAAGTTTTATGATTATCTATACTAGCATTACTAATGGATATTGTGAGTTACCTGAGATTGAAGATTTAGGACATCAGTATATTTGTTTTCATGATGGCACTGTTGAATCAAAATCTCCATGGGAATTAAGAGATATTAAGTATAAACATGATGATCCAGTAGTCTTATCAAGACATCCAAAGATTTTATTTTATGAATACTTTGATGAACCTTGTGTTTATGTTGACGCTTCTAGACTGCATTTAATTAATAATAAGCAATTCTTTGATATTTCTGAAGTAATTCTAGAAGATGATGATCTGTTTGTTTTAGAACATCCAGAACAGCACAATTATTTTGAGGAATGTTTAGAGTATTATTTAAAATCTTGGGTTAATGAAAAAGATATTATAAAATTTACTAAAAACTTAACGAAATTAAAGTATAATTTTTTAAACCACGAAACAATTTTTGCTTGTGTTTTGTGGAGAACTCCTAATGAGAATACTATAAAATGGTCTAAGTTGTGGTGGGATTTATACTTGCAATGCGGACCTAGAGATCAATTATCTGGATCAGCGTCTTTAAAATTAGTTAATGTTCCTTATGAAAAAGAACATCCAGTTGAAATTATATCTCAATTTGCTTTCTATAGGGACTGGTGGAATAATCTTTCTGGAAAATCTGGTGACTATGAAACCAAGAAAAAGAAAACTTGGGATTGGAAAAAGTTTATTGATGATCTATCAAAATCTTCAAATATCGATTGTAAGACTAAGATAGATTTAAATCACTTGAAATATTTAAATGCTACTAAAAATGGTGTTGTATTTAAAGAGATTGAAAATTCATTTGATTATAAAATCATTAATGATATAGAACAAACTGAAGAACAAAAACTTGCATATGAAATTCATGCTAAAGAGTTAGTAAAGTCTAATGATATAAAATTTACAGTGTATAGTTGTATTACTAACAACTATGATAATATTCCAGATGAAAATTATTATGATCCTAATGTAAGGTATGTCATGTTCCATGATGGAACTATTGATACAACCAAAGGTCCATGGGAGTATATTGATATTAGAGATTGTTGTGATTTAACATGTCCTAGAAGACTATCTGCCTTTCCAAAATTAAATCCTCACAAATTATTTGAACCAGGAGAACATACTGTTTGGATAGATGCATGTTATATTCAGACAAAAGAGTTTATTGAGTTTTCAAAAACAGTTTTCCCTACAAAAGGAGTAACAACCTTAGAGCATTGCTATCGGTTTACTTATTATGATGAAATGCTTGAGGGATTTATGTGTGAATTTTTCTCGTATGATGCTGGTATAGAAATAACAAAAAAACTATCTAAAACAAATTATAATTTTAAAGATTATATTAGTCCTTGTTGTACTATTCTTTGGAGAACCATAAAGAAATCTAAAACCTTTGTTGATTTTTGTGATCTTTGGTGGGAATGGTCTTTAGTTGGATCTAACAGAGATCAACATTCATTTGATGCAGCAAGACAATTTACTGGAATACATGTGACTAGAGTTGAAAATAAACCACCATCAACTATTGTTGCAGGAATTAATTTACAATTTGATTTGAAAAATCAAAATAGAAAAGGGAAACATCCAAAACGCGGATCCAATGATCAATGGAGACGTAGAGATGAATTTTTAAAAGAAATGCAAGAATATACTAAATTAAATCCTAAAATTTATGCAAAGCATGAACACATTACAATGATGGATTGGAATGCTGTGTTTGAAAATAATAGTATTAGGCAAGAATATATTATAAAATCTCCAACAATGAGAAATCTTACACATCAACAGTCTCTTTGGGGAGACTTTTTATCAATTAACGATGCAGTATGGTCAGATCACAAACCTTCTCATTTAAAACGAATTGATGCTGCCAGGTTAGAAAAAATTTCAGAGATGGTAAAGAAGTGAGTATTTATACGGATTGACTGTTAGGAAATTTTGAAGTATGATAAATAATGTTAAGAAATGAAAACATTTCTTAACATAACTAATCCCACAATTACTCGGAGTTTTAAATGACTGCATCCATCGCCCAGCAGCGTGGAAGCAATATTTGGCAAGAGTTCTGTGGATGGGTAACCTCAACTGACAATCGTTTATATGTTGGTTGGTTCGGAACGCTAATGATTCCTACCCTTCTCGCAGCAACTATCTGCTTTATCGTTGCTTTCATCGCTGCTCCTCCCGTCGATATCGACGGTATCCGTGAACCAGTTGCAGGTTCACTAATGTACGGTAACAACATCATCTCTGGTGCTGTTATTCCATCGTCTAACGCTATCGGTCTTCACTTCTATCCTATCTGGGAAGCAGCAAGTCTAGATGAATGGCTTTATAACGGTGGTCCCTTTCAACTGATTGTTTTCCACTTCTTGATCGGCATCTATGCTTATATGGGTCGTGAGTGGGAACTGTCGTATCGTCTCGGAATGCGTCCGTGGATTTGCGTTGCTTACTCTGCACCTGTTGCTGCTGCTAGTGCAGTATTTCTTGTTTATCCTTTTGGTCAGGGTTCTTTCTCTGATGCTATGCCTCTGGGAATTAGTGGTACGTTTAACTACATGCTTGTCTTCCAGGCAGAACACAACATTCTAATGCATCCATTCCACATGCTTGGCGTTGCTGGTGTGTTTGGTGGTTCCCTGTTCAGTGCAATGCACGGTTCATTGGTAACCTCATCGCTGGTTCGTGAAACCACTGAGAACGAAAGTCAAAACTATGGTTACAAGTTTGGTCAAGAAGAAGAGACGTACAATATTGTGGCTGCTCATGGATATTTTGGGCGTCTCATTTTCCAATATGCAAGTTTTAATAATAGTCGCTCTCTGCACTTTTTCCTTGCTGCTTGGCCAGTGGTGGGTATTTGGTTCACTGCTCTTGGTGTATCTACCATGGCATTCAACCTGAACGGATTCAACTTCAACCAGTCTATCCAAGATAGTCAGGGTCGTGTGATTAACACTTGGGCTGACATTCTAAATCGTGGTGGTCTTGGTATGGAAGTAATGCATGAACGTAATGCACACAACTTTCCATTAGATCTTGCTGCTGCTGATGCAACTCCTGTTGCACTGACTGCACCTTCTATTGGTTAATCACCAAGATTTAATAACAAGTTTATCTGGGGTTGGGTGTAGGATTGCACTCGACCCTTTTCTATTGGGAAAATAATCCTTCTGTTCTCCTTCTCTTGCAATGTCACTGGTAATACAGTGCAATCCGCCATCCCAGAAATATCTGTGACGAAAGTTGATTACATGCGGAGTTACATTATGACGTTCAAACGCTTCAAAAACTTGTTCATTGTAGTTGTTACAAATAACATTATGCTCATCAATGACTAACATATTTACGTCAAAAACAGTTTCTTCAACGTATGTCACCCAGTCTTTCAGCCAGGTTTCTATATAATCAATTAAATCCTCATTATATTCTTCTCCTGGTATCCACCATTTGCCCCTGTTTTTTTCCTTTAAATCTAAGAATGGTTTTACTTTATCTAAAGATTTTCCTGGAAGAGAAACTACTTCCCATCCTGGGAATGTTTCGTTATAATTTTGCACATCAACTAAAGAAATAATTATCCCAGGTTTAACTGGGCAGAATATACCATCCGTATGCCCAAAAATATCTAGAAGATGTGATCTATAATTTGGAAATAATCTTTTTACCTTATTGATAAATCGGTTTGGATTGTTTTTGATAATATCATTTACGGATGAAAAATATAAGTCTTTTCCAAGTCTAGTCATACAAGCGGCATTTATGTATTCATCATAAACTATGGGGACTTTATTTTTTTTTAAAAAG